AGCCAAGGTCGCCCAGCTTCGCAAGCGGGTCTATCACCTCATGGAATTCTAAATGAGAGACTGCGCATTCATCTACATCCACGCATTTAACGGCATCGTTCGCGTAGAAAGTCTGGACACAGCCAAGCACATCGATGGCAATCCAGAATGGAAACACGTCGCGACAATAAACCCTCACGTTGTTCTTGAGAGCATTCTCCGAGCGACGATTAAAGACAGAAATCAGATCATCAAACACCTACTAACATGAGCACACACATCAAGATCGAAAATCAGACCGAAGTCCCCATCCTCGTTGCTCTCTTTGAGCAGCCCAAATGCAACGACCATCCTTCTAGGAGCGCGGTCCTCAAACCCGGCGAGAGCTGCGACTGGGGCAGTGGCTCCGTACCACTCGGCAATTACCAGTGCTACGCTGTGATGAGCGGCGACGCATCATCCCATGACGAGTGGGTCTGGCATTTTCCCGGCATTGCAGAGGTAGTAGCTCCGCTGGAGCTAGGCTTCAAACTATGGCATGCAGGCGACATCGACTGGGCCAACGTCAAGGCTATGTCGAGCGACGATTTGAACGCTACGTTTGGCTCCACCTACACCTCGGCCAAGTCATCCACCAAATCGTGGAACGGAATGTCCTCCTGCATATTCCACATCAGGGGCGGACCTTCCTGGGTCGAGGAAACCGAACAAGTGGGCATCTATAGGCCGAAGACTATTGCATACAACGGAGTGCAAAGCACCCCCATGAAGAGCGAGTAGATTGAAAATGAGTCTACTTCAAGAATTAGGGTTGACGAAGGAGTCAATGGCGAAGATGTTGGGACCAGTTCCCGCCTTCAAAGCCCCTGATCCATTGATCTGCCGGCGGTGGGAAGCTGTTCCAGCAAAGATCAGAGAATCGATTCTCAGGGATAACTCAACATTCACCTACAGAGAGTTGGCCAAGAAATACGGTATCTCGCATTCATGCGTATGGAACATCAAGAACAAACAACCAAACAAACAATAGAGGAACTACAACGATGGAAACTGTTATGTCACGAATTGGCCGCATGCTTGGGATGCGGATGCACAACTCAAACCGGCCTGTGCGTCCAGTGCCACAAAGCACAGAAACGGTATCGAGCGGTCCAGATACCGTTGCAATAGATAAAGAACCAAAGAAGAAAAAAAGAAAGTATCTCAAACATACATACATGAAAACCAACGATTCAATCGATAAGGTAAGAGAATTCAGGGTTAAGGGACTTACCTACAAAGCTATCGGTGCAGAGTTAAACATCTCAAAGCAACGGGTGTTCCAGATCATCGCCGCCGGCAAGAAGCGGGATGCCTCGAATAACAAATGGACCGCCGGTCTCAGCAGTCGCAACGCGAACCTGATGGAGAAGCTTGGAGTCGAGGATAAGGCGACCGCCATTCTGTTGATCGAAACCCGTGAAATCGTACCGTTCAAGTGGCCGAACTTCGGTGTTCGATCCTACCACGATCTGTGCTCGTGGCTTGGTACTCTACCCGCCGATCCCGGTCTAGGCCGGCACTGCCCCCATTGCGGTAAAACCTCTAAGCAATGAGCCGTCACGCATTCCCGCTCGTCGAATCCATCAAGGTGGTCCATCTCTCAGATGGAAGAACCATCCGAGTGGTGCGTGATCGAACCGAAGAGAATCTAAATACCAACTACGGAGATGGTGATATCCACCTCACTTGCGTGTCCCAAGCCCATGACCCCATCGAGATGGTCAAGACTCTGGCCCGCATGGAGAGCGTTCGATCCGTAGAACTGGTTGATTCCAAAGGCAACGGACTCGTAGTCCACAAACAAAAATGAAACAGTCCTCAACACACGACCTCGTCAACGCGCTCAATATCCTATCAGCCGAACTAGATACCCAAGATGGAATCCCCAATGCGCTCTGTGCAGAAGCATCCACTCGTCTCCTTGAGCTGGTCCAGCTCACGAGCGACCTTACAGCACACATCGTCTCCAACCCTGTGCATCATGGTCGATGCAACGCCAAGACCAAGGGTTCCTACTGCAACTGTATCCTGGCTCGCCTCATCACCTCATGAAGACCCCAAGGCAAGAGCAACCATGGTACGAATCCCGCCTCTCAAATAACAAGAAACCTGGTCCCATAACCGAAGAAGAACGAACCATCATCACCGATGAGAACCGCCGGCTCATCGAGCAGTCCGCGCAGATAATTGCTTGGGGCATCGCTAAAGGCTGGATTGCTTACCCCGAACCCATCGAACGTCGCATATGGAAAATCCCTCAACTCTCCCACCCTCCCGGTTCGTCAATCGATCCAACTCTGGAGTCGTAGTCACGGTCCTTCATGTTGGCCAATATCGTCTCGCAGAACTCAAAGCTCCCGTCATCATCTACCAAAGAGGCAGCAACATATACGTTCGCCTAACCTCGGAATTCCACACCAAATTCAAACCCTATGAAGAAAGCTAAATCCAAGCCCGCCGCCTACGCCGCCAAGCCCAGCACCAAGAAGACCGGAACCTATTCCCCCAAAACTCAAGCCATCAAACGGCTGATGAAGATAGACAAAATGAAGTAGCCCCCAACGATCGGTCCCAAACAAACAACGATATGACACCGCACCAACGTGCGGCCCTTTGGCTTTCCAAGGTGCCGCCAGCCGTCTCTGGCCAGTCCGGACACTCAACTACCTACACCGCTGCCGTCGGCCTCGTACACGGCTTCCAGCTATCCGAGGCGGACTCTCTAGCCCTTCTCTCTGCTTGGAATCAATCCTGCCAACCACCTTGGTCCGATCGCGAACTGACTCACAAACTCCGCGAGGCCGCTTCCAAGTCTCACTCCAAACCAGCCGGCCATCTCCTTCAGTCAGGGGTCTCTCCCTCAACCGCTCCATTCGATCTCACCAAGGTATCCTTCAAGAGACCGTCACCAGCGGTTGCGCCCGATCCTCAAGCCAGCGAGTTCAAGCGGTTCCTTCAAGCCGCCTTCGCACCCACCGAAGTAGTCTGTATCTGTGATGCCGTCGAGGAGGGTAGGCCAGTCACTGCTGGATCATTCATTCCCATCGAGGAATGGATCGCCCGCTTCGATGATCCGGCATCCCGCATCCTGTCACAGGAACGCGAGGGGATCTTCGTTCGCATCAACCCCTTCAAGTCCAACCTCTACAGCGGCTCCGACAACGATGTCAGCGCGTACCGCCATGTCCTGGTGGAGTTCGATGACAAGCCCAAGGCCGAACAGGAGAAGCTATTCCGCGATTCGGGCCTACCCATCACCGTGCTCATCGACTCAGGTGGTAAGAGTATCCATGCCTGGGTCCGCGTAGATGCGCCTAACCGCAAGGAATGGGACATCCGCCGGGATATCATCTACTCGTCTATCCCAGGCATCGATGCCAAGAACAAGAACCCATCGCGCTACTCTCGGCTCCCGGGCGCATGGCGTAGTCCTACTTCCCAACAGAAGCTGTTGGCCACTAACCTCGGCTCCGCTTCATGGGAAGACTACCTCACCTCACGCGAGACCGATGATGACAAGTCCACGGTGGTCACCATCAAAGACCTCATGGACTTCGATCCGGACAACGATCCGGATAACCTGATCGGTAATAGATGGATCACCCGCGGCTCCTCCATGATCGTCAGCGGTGGTACCGGTATCGGAAAGTCATCCCTGATGATGCAGATCGTCATCCGCTGGTGCCTCGGCCTCGACTTCTTCGGAATCAAGCCGGTGAAGCCATTGAAGATTGGGGTCATCCAGGCCGAGAACGACAAGGGTGACCTCGCCGAGGCATTCCGCGGGGTGGTGCATAAGAGATTCAGTCTCGATCAGATGAACCAGCTTCAGAAAAACCTAGAGTTCAGGACCGAGACCGTTCGTACCGGTGACCAGTTCCTCGCCTACGCCCGCCGCTTCATCCACCGCTCCAAGCTCGATCTCATCGTGGCCGATCCACTCTTCAGTTACTTCGGCGGCGACCTCAGCGATCAGTCCGAGGTGTCGATATTCCTTCGCAACAAACTCCAACCCATCCTCCACGAGACCAAGGTCGCTTGGGTCTGGATGCACCATGTAGCAAAGCCCCAACGCAAGGATGGCGGCGAACCACTCACCACAATGGAACTGGCCCACTCAGGCTTCGGCTCCTCCGAACTTGCCAACTGGGCGCGTGAGATAGCCGTTCTCCATGAGGTAGGCCAATCAAAGCCTCGACGCTTCCAGTTGGCCTTCTGTAAGCGGGGAGGGAGGATTGGACTCCCGTCCCCCATTCTCAATCTTCAACACTCAGCCACCGGCATCCAGTGGGAAGAGTCCAACCCCCTCGCGTTCACGGGAGCGGAGCTGAAGAAGGAGAAGCCTTATCGCCCTCAGCGAGGGCGGCGCGCATAGCCTTGAACCAGTCCTCTCCGTCAGCCGCTTTCTCTTCGGGGGGAGCGGCTTGTTGCTGCTCAATGGGCTTCGGTTCCATTGGCTCATCGTCGGCCTCCACCTCCACCTCCTTGCGCCTGCTCGGACGCTTACGCTCAAGTTGGCCAATTATCCTCTCATGCTTCTTCACCGCGGTCTTCAGATACGCAACATCACGCTTGAGATCGTTGATGGTTCTCAAGAGCAACGAAACCTTGTCCTCATCCTGCGGAGGAACCCAGTCACACCCACGCCACTGCCGATGAACCATGTCATAAACAAGGACTTGAGACTTCTTGTTCCTCATGGAATTGAAAGCCCGGATCGCTCGACCAAGCTCACAGGCGAGATTCGCCATTATGTAGGCCAGAACCTCGGACTTAGCCGGGTCGATGTCATGGCGTTGCGGGGGCGTCAGTCGGAACATCGACCGAAGCGTGGAACCATTGTCCAGATAACTCATAGCAAGAACAAATTGCGTCATGGACGATCCAGCGTCAAGATAAAGGAATGTTGATTTTGCAGCGCACCCCAAAGAGTTACCATAGCCACTACTACTCTCCCTAGAGGGAGATTCACACTCCCTCTACTAGGGAGTTAAAAACTGCTTACGCCGCAAGCTTTTCGGGGGCTTTGAAGGCCCCCACGCTGCGGCTGCAGTTTTTGAATGACCCTCTACTGATTACGAAGTATCAGGTGGTAGGTGGTGGTTGTGATGGATGGATATGGATGTCGATTGCTGGAGTCTGGAGGGGTCTAGGAGCGCGTTTGATTGATGGATGGAGTGTAGGGAGCGGAACCCCATTGAGCAGCCATGGCGCGGGCGATGCCGGGATAGGTCTTGGAACGCTCCTTCCAGCGGGTTGGACTGGGACCGAGTTTGTTCTGGCCACTGGGGGTTTGATTGGCCCACCTACCGGATGGTGGTAGCGGCAGGATGTCGGTGGGAACCAGCGGTGGAAGGTTCTTGAGCCAGAGACAGGTGCGCTTGCTCGCGTCATCACCGAACTGATACGGCTGGATTATCTGAGTGGGTTTGCATATACGAGTGTTGATAGCACCTATTGGGTTCTCTATTGCTATACGGGGGGGGGGACGATTCGTTAACAGATGGACGAATGTGAGTGCTTCCTCGGTCAGCTTGGGGTCGCGAAGTCCCCGTGTAGTCCAGTGCATGCCGCTTCCACAGAGGTAGGTGCATGGCGGGAACGCGATCAGCATGTCCCATT